ACTTTAAGAAACTATTTTTTACTTTAGCCATTTAATTCTAGTGTTTAATCCATTTAGACTTACCTCTCATTACTTGAGTGATTTCTTCTAACTTAATATTTGATAATCTTATTTTAGCATTTCTTAATTTAGCTCTTTTATCTTTTTGCAATCTTTGAACAACGTATTCCTGTGAGCCAGCTCTAGTAGACATTATAGAATGAAGTATAGACGCGTATAAAGCATCTTCAGCAAGCTTTGGTATCTTTGTGTCCACATCATATGCTAAGCCATCAGAGATGTATTCTAGTATAATTAGATGTCCTACTAGTTGACTGGAAAAAGACATTTTACCTTCTCTTTCGTTTAGATTAAAATAACCGTTAACATTAGCATGTTGAGGATCTAAGCCATATAATTGTCCAAAGTTTTGGAAATTAATAAACTCTCCGTTTTGGTTAAGATTTAAAGAAAAATCATTTATACCAGTTAAATTGTTATTTAATAAATCGCCACTACTATTGCTATGCCATCTTTCTTGAGTGATCGATGTACCTTCAATATCTGATCCAAAGTTGTCTTGAGTAGGAATTCCAGTACTATCTTGAATTTGAGTGTAGTAAGGACTTGTAGTTAAGTTGTTTGTAGGATAGATGGGATGTAAAACACCAGCTTGATCTACCCAAGAGCATTTAACGTAATTTACATAGTCCTGAGGTAACACTAAGGTTAAACTAGCTGGTATTGTTAATTCAGCTGATTTAATGCTTTTTAAAGTGTCATAACTAAACTCTTGAACTGCTCTTTTAGCAAAAAACAATACGTCAGATTTCTTAGCTTTTTGAAGTAGTTTACCTTCACCAACATAACCAACCATAAAATTATCTATAGCGTCGTGTAGAGTTGTATAAGCGTAACCTCCGTAGTTATCTTCAACAGTCTGCCCATAAGCTTTTTCAGCTTCTGTGGACCCGTACTTACCACCGTCCAATATTTTTAATTGAACAACTATATATAAACCAGTTGCTGGCGCTATGGGGAAAGTTACGACATTACTAACTACGGTATATGTTGTTATATACTCAGAGTATGAACCTGGCAAGCCGGTGGTGCTTGTGTATAGTTTGAAATTATTTAAACTATAGTTTATATTGTTAGGATCAAAACTACCTAATATTAAGCCCGTGTCAAAAGTAGCTGTGAAAGAAGTCGTTACGTTATCGCCTCTAAAGCCTTGAGCGCCTTGAAAGTATTGTTGATTTGTTTCTGTTATTAGACCCATGTTTTATTAAGATTTTTCGTTAACTGTCATTGACTGAGCTTCTTGCGTAGCGGCTTGAATTATTGTTGGATCATTTATTATTATACCAAAGTATTTTAGCAACTCTATAACTAAATTAGTTTGCTCTGAGATATCTAATTCAAAATCTGTAGATCCATTTGGGTTGTAGATATATTGACCTAATCCACCTTGAGTAAATCCCCAATTTGGAGGTATAGGTATTGTCAATGCATTTACTGTGATTGTGGCTGGTAGTGGAGAAACTTTAATTAGTAATTCTCCTAGTCTATTAGTAGTGAAGAATAAAGGATTTTTTTGATCTGGAGCTGTTAGCTTTGATCTTGTTATTTTATTAAAATCTGCTTTACTTGTTAGTTGAGTTATTGAACCAATGTTAGGATTGATTCCAGTGTAATTCGATAAGACTTCTCCTATCTTATATATAACTGAAGAGCCACCAAGAGCAACATCTTCTAAGAAACCATCGGCTCCAGCTGTATATATAAAATTTACTTCTCTTTCAAATGGATATAGCTTGTATGATATGTCTTTGAACATATTAAAAAACTCAGTGTCATTTTGAAAATTCTGTTGGTTTTTACGGTATTGCTGGTTTCCGTCTGGAAAGTAAGATTCAAATATTTGAAACTGAACCTGTTCTGCAACACTGTTAAACTCAGCAGGAGTTACATAACCTCTTTGTTCTTTGTTTAGTATGAACAAGACTGTCTTATATACTTTGTCTACGCTTACCGCCATTTTATGTTTTTTTAATTATAGCAATTAGGCCACTTTTAAAGTGACCTAGCTACTATAGTATTACTTGTTTTTATAGTTTTTTATCTATAGACTTATAGATTTCAACACCTTCGTCTGTCTTTAAGAAAGCCGCGAATGCTGAGTAAGGATTTTCGTCAAAAGGTACATTCATTAATTTTCTACCAGTTGACACCCATGTAAATGTTCTTTGATCTTGTGATAGACTTATAATGCCAACCTCTTGTGCTCTAATAGCAAAATTCCTTAGTTGTACATTTTCATCATTAGCTAAGTTAATAAACAATGCAGGATTGTTTCTAGCAAATAATAATAAGTCTCTTTTAAGTTCTTTAGAACTCATTTCATTTACTTTAGAACCTAGCTCAACTCTAAGTATTGCTTCTGCATGATCAACTTCCATTGATCTAGCTGCATTTAAAGCATCAATTTGAAGATCTAATATATCTAGTTCGTCTTCAGCTTTTTCGCTAGCGCTAAACTCTTCGTATATCCTACCTTTTAAAGGGTGATACAATGAAAGCAACTTCTGTAAGTTCTGTTGTTCTTTTGGAACTTTCAAGTCTCCATCCATAAATCTTATATGACCCATAGTACATTCCCCTTTTTGTTCATCAACAAGTGGTGAGTCTTGATTAGTTGCGTATCTTATTTCTTTTTGTTTTCCAGTTTTTTTATCAAAATAAAGTAAAGCATGCTTTCTTGTATGTCTACTTGGAATTGTTAATGTTAAAGGGTTTTTGTTACCTTTTAAGTAATAAACTCTATCCTTGATTTCCCACGTTGGTTTTGTGGGTTTTACTGGAGTAGTAACTTGTGTTACAACTTGTTCCTGAGGTGCAACCTCAATTGTTTCTGCTGTAGCTTTTTTAGCCATAATATAATATAATTAAATAGTTTAAAAATGTGACAATAGCCTTAGTATATAACTAGTAAGGGGCTAATGTCATATAAAAAATCCCCACCCGAAGGCAGGGATTGTTATTGTTGTGTTACTAGATTCCTTTGAAAAGTACAAAGTTGTTAGCAGCTTGAGTTACTAAACATCTTTCAGATAGGAAGTTTACTTCCATAGCATCAAGAGTTGAAGTATAAGCGCCTCCAGCAGAACCAGTTAACCAAGACTTCATACGACGATCATCAGCTTGTGAAGCTCTGTATCGTACGTGTAAGAATGGTCTACGAATGTTAGTTCCTAGTACTTGATCGTAAACTGTAGAAGTTCCAGCAGGTACTAATACACCTTCAATAGAACTAATACCGTTTAATCCACCACGAGTAGAAGCATCGTTTAAGTATTTCCAGTCAGTCTTATAGAAATCGTAAGATCCTCTACGGAATCCGCTAAATCCTAAATTCAAAGCCATTTCTTCTGAATTTTCAAATAAACCAAAAGCAGTTCCACCGGCAAATCCACCAGAGATAGCAGCTAGCATATCATCAAAATCAAGAGATGTTTGTCTTTGTAAGAATAACATGTTTTCTTCAATTGCTCCTTGAGTATCTAAATTCTTAAGGATAGCATCAAATTCGTCAAGTCCAGCAGCAGCAGTAAATCCTACTTCTACATTACCACGAGTTTGAATAGCAGCAAATAAACCTTGTGTTCCAGGGTTTGTTCCAGCAGTTGCAGCAACTTGATTGAACTCACCTTCTACCATTGACATTTCTAAGTAATCCTCAAAACGTAAACGAGTTTCAGATTCAGCTTTTAAATACCATAAGTACCCAGATGTTCCGTCTTCAGTCGCAACTTCAACCCATCCAATTTGTGCCATATCAGAACCAGATACAGTGTATTGGTTACGGATGATGATTGGAGAATTAGAGTACTGTGTAAAAGATGGCTCAACACTTACTCTGTCTCCAGTTGCAATGTTAGATCCTTTTCCATAATCAGAACCGTAAACGAATACCTTTAATCCAGTAGCACTGAATCCTTGAGTAGCTAAGCTTAAGTTAGAATAAGGCTGAATATCAATAGTTCCAGCAGCGCCAACAACGGTTGCAATCACAATACCTTTAGCTTCTAATCCTGTTACAGGATCTAAAACTACTACAGTATCATTTACAGATATAACATTAGATACACCTGCAACCGCACCTGGGTTTATTGTGATTTGAGAAGCAGTACCAGCTCCAACGTTAGCTTGAGATACTCCATCATAAGAGATGTGTAATCTATTTTGTTCAGACCAAATTACTTGATCAGAAGTCATTGGCATTTCAGCACCAACCATTCTTAAAAATCCAGATAACGTACGGTTTCCGTAACGCTCTACTTCAGCTTCGTAGATTTCTGGTAAATATTGCTGTGCAAAATCATTAGCCCCATTATTAAACTGGAGGTAGTTTGATTGCAACAACTGCTGTGATTGACTTGGGACAATAGACCCAAATTGAGGAGTTAAACTCATAATTGTTTTGTTTTTTTAGTTAAATTTCTTTGTTTTTATTCTTAATTTCGAGGAGTCAGTACCTGAAATAGCTTTAACCTTAAACCCGTTTACAAAAACATCACCTTGAGTGGACCTAGCTTTGGTATCACTTAAGTTTCTTGATGAATTTACAACGTCTTTAACAGCGTCAGCTTTTCCTTGCTCGTAAAAATGAGAGGCAATCTTATCCACATTGTCAGCAGCGTACATAGCTTTGTGATAACCTTTCGTGTCACTAACATTACCATCTGAGTCTAGGAACTTCCCGACAAGGTTATTAATGTTTGATTGGTTTTCTGCAACTTTATCACGGTTTTGAATATTGTACTTATAGTTCTTATCACCGACTTTAATATCGAAACCTTCGAAATCATCGTTGAAAAGCTGTTTAGTACTTTCTTGAAACTGTGAATGTTGTTGCTTAGCTGTTTCCTGCTGCTTATTATAGCGGTTGAAAAAATCCGTAGCTTTTTGAGTATCAGGGTTTACGTTTGATCTCAACTTGATTTCATCGTAATACTTAACCTTTGTTTCCTCTAAAAAACCTTTAGCTTTTGCAACCTCTTCCTTGAACGCAAGTTTCTTTTTGCGTATATCTCTATCCTCTTCTAGATCTTCGTCGTAGTCAAAATCTTCTAATAGAAGCTCTACGTCTGAATTATCTAAATAAGGTTTGTTTTTCTTATAATACTCTTTTAATAATGTTTTTTCATCTACATTAGAGTAATCGGCGTTAAGCCTTGTGTAATCTTCAATTGTCCCACCAGTTTCTTCCATGAAGCTAACTAGTTTTTCGATGTTTTCAGGTAATTGCTTACCTAGTACTTTTTCATCTCTTAAAGCTTCTTTAACTTCTGCCTCAACTTTAGCTACTTCAACCTCTTTGATTGGTGTAAACTCTTTAACATCTTCGACGGGCTCTTGTACTTGTTCTCCCACCGCAGCGCTATCTCCGGATGGTTTTTCCACAGGAACTTCCTTTGTTTCTCCGATTTGAATGGCATCTTCTTTAGGTATTACCACTTTTATAACCTCAGGCTCTGTTTCAATCAAAGGTTCTTTGATGTTCACTTTAACCGGTTCGTTACTTGGTGTTGTTAATTTTTTTGGAGTTTTCTTTTTAATTTTAAACTCACCTTCCTGCTTAACAGGTTCATTTGTTTTTACTTCTGACATAATATAATATAATTAAATAATTGTTTACTTCCTACATGAAAGCTTGCATGCCCATATCGGGTTCGTTTTCAAAGTCTATAGGTAAACTATCGTTTTGCCTTTGACTTATAAGCTCGCTTTGCTGCGAAGCTTCCATTTTACTACGAGTATCTTTGCGATCCTCAATAGCTTTTTCTTTTTGTTGCATGTTCTGAACCTCAAGTTGTTTTAGCTGCATATCAAACTGAAACTTAGTTTGCATCTCTTGAGCTTTTAATTGAGCTGCAATCTCCATTCTTTGAATCTCCATTTGATTCTTAGATTGTTCAAACTGAACATTCGCACCCATAATAGCCTCTTGCTTTTGCACTTCAGCCATTGCTGTTTTCTCTGCTGTTTCAGCTTGAGAATCACCTTGAGCTTTGATGTTAGCTTGTTGATTAGCTTGGTCTTGTTTAGCCTTCGCTTTACGCTTAACCTTTAACATTTGATTAGCTAACTTGAGATTTTTAATCTGCCTTAAGTCTATAGCATCTTCTAAGTCAATACCACCTTGGCCTAATGCAACTTGAATATTCTCTTCTAATTTAGCTTGCTCTTCGTCGTCTGGTTCTAATTCTAAGAATATACCAAAGTCATATAAGTTTAAATCAACAACTTGCTGTAATGTTTCAACATTAAAAGTTGATATAGAGTTCTTAAGTGATTCAGCTGTCAGCGGAAAGTATAAAGCGTCTGCTATTTTAAGAGAAACATTTTCTGCTAGCTTTAATGTGAGATATAAACTAGCTTGCTTTATATGTCTAGTTGCTACGTTGGACGCATTAGCGGCCATCTTTTGAAGACCTACTAGTGAGTTTTTATCCTGTGAGCTTCCATCTCTAGCTTCATTTAATCCTGTTACGTCACGGATCATTTGTAAATAATATTGATACGTTTGTATAAGCGCTTGTATCTTACCTAACCCGCTAGAGCTATTAAGTTCTTGAATAGGTACTTTACCAGGATTCATATCACCATCTTGCGTCATTGATCTACCTACAATAGAACCAGTTTGGAAATACATGTTTAATGCTTCCGCTGGATTGTAATTAGTTCCATTACCAAGATCAACCTCAGCTAAACCATCCATATCTAAGTAGACACCGTCTGGTACCATTCTAGACATTACCTGTTGCAGTTTAAGATGTGTTAGTTGAATCATATCTGCAAATCCAACGCATTTACTTACAACAGACTCTATACGTCCCTTATACATTCTAGGAGCACATATAGCGTAATTCATTTCAACCTTAGTTGTATCTGCCATTGGCCTAGACATGTTCTCTGCTAGACTCCAGTCTAATATAGTGTTAGTTCCTAAAACTTTAGCTCCAGTGTATAAAACCTCTATTGATCTAGATACTCTTTCAAAGTTATCATTTTCAGGTGGATTAAAAGTGTCTGGCTTTTCCAAAGCTTTTAATAACCCTGAATCTGTTTGTTTTATTTTAAACACTTGATTGTGATACGTCTTATATTCAAAGTACATTACCTGCACTGTGTTTTCATCGTAATTACCCCAACCAGTTACATATTGCCTGTTACCAGGTGTTTGTTGTATTTTTTTTAATTCTTCTTCTGATATACCAGGAAACTCTTTTTTAAGCTCTGGTATTGTTATAGACTTTACCTCGCCTACATAGTATATATCTTCAAAGTTTGGATCTTCTGTATACGAGTAAACCATATAAGCTGGATCTACGTAATCAACAGTAATTCCTTCAGCTGTGTTAAAGTTAGTTTTACCAGCTGAGATACCTATAGTCGTAA